CACTTTTTTTGTAAAAAAATTTCTCATTTTTAACCTTAATGTAAAAAATGAGATTTTTCACCCCTCAAATTCAATCTCTATTTCGTAATTATCCGTGCTCAGCCTATGGCTTACGCTTTTGATACTAAATTCGTTTGCTTCTAGCCCCGCTATACCGCTAAATTTAAGCTTTCCGCCCGCTACTATATTTGCGCCGGGTAAAGAACACCTGCCGTTGATGCCGCCTTTTTGTAGTTCGTTTAGCTTAGCTTCGCCTTGCCTAAAAGCCTCGTTATCTGATTTTGGTTGGGCTATTTGCATCTTGTAGGTTTGATCGCCCGAGCCCACCTTAATACTCTTTGTTTTGCCTGCCTCTATGTCTTGCCACTCTACTATAACCGCTCCGTATGAGTTTCTGTTGGCTTCGGTTATCTCTAACGAATAAAGCTCGGCTAAATTTAGAGTAAATTTAGGCAAGCTCTCGTTTTTAGGCGTATTTGAAGTTTGCGTTTCGTCTCCTTTGGCGTCTTTGGAAGCTATAACGATGGTGTTATTTTTTACCGCCATGATAAAGCCGTAATCAAAGCACAACCCATACAAGAAATCTAGGTCCCCCGCGTCGTTTTGCAAGACGGAGGCGATGTTTTGATCCTGTCCGGACGTTTTTACGGCAAGCTTATTTTCGCCGGCTATTTTCCTTGCTATTTCAAATACGGCGGTATTTTCCCAGCTTCTGCGCTTTTTGATTTTTTGAGGGCTTGCAAAGTTTACGGCAGTGGCTCTTACTTCGGTGGTATAATTTTTATAGTCTCTACTAGCCGTTTGCACGCTAAACGAGCCGCAAAGATAAAGATCGTCCCCATATCCTAGCCAAAGCTTTAGATTATCGCCGAATACGGGCTTGGCGTATATACCGCTAACGCTAAAGCTTATCTCGTCGCTTTTGCTTCCCTCTTTGTCGTCGAAATTTAGACTGATGAGATTTGCTTTGATGATCTCCGTAATATCTTTACCGTTTGCTTCGAGTTTGAAATTCGGATGCTTTACCATAGCTTATTTTGCTCCTTGGCTCTCTCCTTTATCTCGGGCAAAAATACCTTGTCGCCCGCTTTAAGCGTAGCGGCTAGTTTTGGATTTAGAGCTAGTACTTGCTCGAAAAATCTTAAATGCCCGTAATGAGCGTAAACGATGGTATCAAGCCTGTCGTTGTCCTTGGCTATGTAAATTTTAGTCATAATCTCTCCTGAGCTCCAAACTAAAGCTCTGCGTAAAAAACGCTCCGTTTGGGGTAAATACGGCTTGTTTTTCGCTGATTTTAATAACCGCGAACCTGCCGAAATATTTCCCGTTTCCGTTGGTTAGCGCATAGCTTTGTCTACCGCGCGCCAGCTCGTAAAGCCTTTTTAACGCCGTCTGTTTGTCGCCGTTATAGGGTATGGTCTGGCCCTCTATGTTCACGGTTTGGTTTCCTAAATTTGCCGCAAATAAAGCCGGGTGATTTTGGATACGATCTTGCGAGCTTATGCCAAACTCCGTCTCGAGCGATATGCCGCCTACTTGTTTCCAGTTAAATTTAAAGCCTCCTAGATTTAAGACCATATCTCTACCTTTGCTCTCTTATTTCGGTATTGGCGCTATTAAATTCATCTCTTTTAAGCGCCTCTTTGACGCCTCTTGTTATTTGAGCTTTAAAGCTCTCTAAATCGAATTTACCGTTATTTGAATTAAGCAAAAAATCGCCGTTAAAGCTTATATTTACGCTTCCGTTTAGCCCCGCGGCCTTGGCTTGATAGGTCGCTTGGGGCTTGGTTGCCGCAGATAAGACCTCTTTGGCTTTTATCGGCGCGCTTTGAGGCTCTTCGTCGTTAAACCACGAAAAAGGGTTATACCAGTTGCTCTCTTTGCCGTCTCCTATACCAAGAGCGTCTTTCGTCCAATCAGTAGCCGCTCCCAAGGCGTCTCCGATAGAGCTAACGGTATCTACTACCCACTGAAATTTCTCGCTTATCCAATCAAAAAAGCCTCCAAAGATAGATCTCCACCACTCTACGACGCCGTCGAATATAGAGCTAAAGAAATTTGAAGTAGTCTCCCAATAGGGCTTTACGCTCTCCCAGATGTTTTCAAAAAAGGCTTTTACTTTGTCCCAGTTTTCGATAATCCATGCCGCGCCCGCTCCGAGAGCTACTACCAGGGCTCCGATACCGGTAGAGATGAGGGCTAGGCGCATAATCTTCATGCCGGCCGCAGCCGCGAGAGACGCGCCTCTTACCGCCGCCATAGTCGCCGTCCACGCTTTGCCAGCGGTGTTTGCTATCCAAGTAGCGGCCGCCGTGGCTTTCATGCGAGCAGCGGTAATCAAATATGCAGCGTTTAGCTTTAAAGTAGATAGGTATTTAAGTTTAAACACCTCTTTTAGGAGGCTAAACGCCGTGCCCAGTATCTTGGCTTGTTGCCAAACTATACCCAAACTCCAAGCTAGAATTTTAACGGCCGGAGCCAAGGTCACGAAAGCCAAAAGACCGCCCGCTAGACCGAACACGAACTTAGATATTTCAGGGCGTTCTTTTATAAACCAAGACATACCGCTCGCGATAGAATTTAACGCCGAGGTTAGAAGTTTTAGCGTCGGCAAAAACGCTTCGCCTATAGATGAGCCTATATTTCTCCAGGCTTGCGCTAATCTTTCGAGGCTTGATTTGGTAGTGTTTAGCTTGACTTGTAGCTCTTTTTGCATGCTCCCTGCGGCTTCGTCCGAAAAAGCCATCTTCATATTGGCTTTAAAGGCATCCATATTCGTAATCAAGCCTGCGATTTCGTCGCTAAAATTTCCGCCCATCAAATCATAAAGCAGCCCCGCCTGAAGCTCTTTAGGCGCGGCGGCGATACGATCTAAAAACAGCGTCACGGCTCCCGCGGCGTCTTTGCCGATAGCCGTTTTTAAATATCCCGCGTCAAGGCCTATGGTGGCTAGCGCTTCGTGAAATTTCTTGCCCTGATTATCCACGTTGGCCAGTCTGGTATAAAGAGAATTTAGCGACGTACCTACGACCGACGGGGCCTTGCCGGTACTTAGCATGCTTGCCGCGATCGCACTGGCGGCTTTTTCGTTTAGACCTAGCAGATTTGGGTTACCCGCCGTTCACGAGGGGGGGGTAAGTATATCGGCCGCTCCGGCGTTGGTAACTTTGTTGTCGAGCAAATTTACGACGTCGAAAAACTCTTTTAGGCCGTCCACTTTGTCTAGTTTAAAACCCACCTTCATATTGTTTGCTGCCGTAGCCACTTCGTCGGCGCTCATCTCAAACGCCGTAGAGCCCGTGGCTAGCAAGCGCGTATATTTCACTAGCTCTTCGCCTGCTAAATTAATCTTTCCTCCGCCCGCGGCGATACTCGATAAATTTGAAAAACTTTCTCCGAGCTCGTTTGATAGCGTCTTCATCTCGTGCTTGAGTTTTAGTAGGTTCTCTTCGCTATCGTCTACGTATTTTTTGACGTTCGCAAAAGCGGCCTCATCGTCTACGGCTAGTTTTACGGGCAACGCGAAGCCGGCCGCGCCGGCTAGTCTTGACTGCCAATTGCTAAGCTCGCCGCCGATTTTTGAGATCTTAGAGTCGATACCAAGCTTCAAATCTTTTATTTTAGATATTTTTTCGTTTAGCCTGGTAACGTTTTTGCCGGCTTTTTCAAGGCTTGAAGATAAGGCATTGAGTTTCGAGACGTTGCCGCTAAGCGCGCTAAACCCCGCCGTTTTAAGGCCGATAAAAATACCTATTTGAGTACTATCCATTTTTGCCCTTTTTCTTGACTTTTAAATTTTCGCGAGCTACAATAAAAACATGAAAACAAACATCGACTCTCAAAAAACCGACTTCGTAGAACTAGGCGTAAACCTAGGGATTATCGTCGGAGCCTCTTTGTGGGCGTTTTTTGATATAAATCCTTTCGGCGTCATGATCGCTTGCGCTTTAATCGGCGGCGCGATAGACGGCATAAGAAGCTAATAAGCGCTCTTTGCCTTTAAAAACTCCATCGCTATTTTTAGAAAATCCTCGTATTCGTCTACGTAAAACTCCATAATTTCATCAAACGAAAAATGAAGCGCGTGTCCTATTATCGCCACGCCCTCGCGAGTGTGGCCTACGCTAAAAAACCCGCTACCGCGCTAAGAATAAGCGAGCAGTCTTTGGCCTCTAGCTCCTCAAGCTCCGCTTCGCTCATGCAAGTAAGGTTACTAGCTAGCCTAAAAGTCAAATCGGCCTCATTGCTTCTGCCTGCGCTCATAGCAAAGCGAAGATCTTTGCCTTTTGGATGTCTGATTTTAACTTCGTTGCCGTCTGATAACGTAACGACGGTGTATTTGATGCCGTCTTGCTCGATGATTTCGTTTTTCTTGCTCATTTTTATTCCTTTGACTTAAAATTTAAGGGCCTTTAAAAGCCGTTTAATCTATCGGCGCAGCTCTCGTCGCCGATAGAAAATATTTATTATTCGCCCAAATTTGAGCGCACTTGAGATAAATAATCTACCCCGCCTATGAGACATATCATGTTCTCCACGTCAAACATGGCTAGCTGGTTTTTTCCGATAGATATATCCATGAAATGCACGGCTAGCTTGATGCTAACTTCCATCTCTTTTCCGCTTTCAAAGCTTCCCGGGTCTATCTCGACTACGTCTCCGGTGACCGCCATAGAAAAAGGTTCGGGAGCGCCTTTGCCTGCTTGGAATACGCTAGCTTTAAATAAAAAAGGAATTCTGTTATTCCAAGTGTTGAGTCCATAGCCCAAGTATGTGTTTCTATCGAGCACGCTTAGCTTAAATTCCATTTCCACCGGTTTTATC